CAACTCATAGGGTATAGGGTCAAGTAATTCTTTATCTGTTTCGTTTAACTTATATCCAAAAGGTATTATTCTTGCTATACGTGGTATCTGTATCCACTCTTTTTGTTCTTCATCTTTTAAATCTGTTGGTTGTGGGAGCTTCCACTTACCTAAACTTCTATCCATTACTTCTTCTTTGGTGGTAATAACATTACACCACCTGATGCTTCGACTTGTACCTTCTCAGTTTTAATTAATCCTACTCTATCAAGCAATTCTTTTGCTGCACCAAGTCTGTCTCTAATACCTAATTGTGTAGGGTCATCAATACCACTTACCATAGCAACTGCTGCTTTAGGTGCATTACGACTCATATACAGTTGAGTCTCCTCCATTATCTCATCTTTCATAGATGCAACAATAGCAGAAGTAGCAGAATGTTCTGAGTATCCTGCAATTATTTTTGCTTGTACAGGGTCTCCATTAGCTTTGTCAAACAAAACCTCTAAAAACTTTTTCTGTCTTTCTGACAGTTCTCTTTTCTTTGTACTCATATAGGTACACCATGTCGCACAACTCTATCAATCAAACGTTGTGCTCTGTTTGTTGTTTGCTTAAACCATCTACTGTCTTCCATCTGCAAAGCCATTTCACGATAGTCCTCTACTTCTACTGCAGCAATCATAAGTTTAAATTTAGATAAACGAGGCTTTCCTAGTTGAAAAGACATATTAATTAATACGTGTTGTATATCTTCAGGTAAAGAATCAAAGTCATTAAATATATCTTGACAGTCATTTATAGCAGTCTGCACATCTTTTTCAAACCACTCTTGTACTTGCTCTTCAGATATAGATGTACCAATAGGTCCTGCATATACTTCTTCATCCCATTCAGTAATCAAATGTCCGATTCCCCCGGTCAAATGACCTTCACTGCAATGATACGTTTCGTATTTACATCCCTCGTCAGCCTCTATTTCTTTTCTTAATATATCTATATTCATCTTCTAAGTCCTCGCTTACGTTGTTCTGCGTGTAAAGCCTCAACGTGTTTACGATAAAAATAGTTTCCTATTCTATTAATTATAGCAGATATCTCTAAAAATGTCAAGGTTTTTATGCTCATTTGCGTTTCAACATCTTTGCTGCTTGACCTACACCTTTTATGCCAAATGATGCAGATATAGCTATATATAGTAAATATTGATACCAATCAGGTAATGTTGCTAATACCTCAAATCCTTCTTTTACATATTCTCTCATTCCCGGAATGAAGACTAGCACAGCAGGAGCTAGTAGTACAACTAAAGCAAATTCGTCTTTCCAGCTATCATTTGTAGCATCTGCCATTTTGCCTTCCCACTCTATCTTACCTGAAGCTACTTTCTCTGCTACAGTTGCTCTAGCTTTTGCCTCTGCTACTTTTGCTTTACCTTCTGCTTTTGTTTTTTCTAGTTTGTTTTGAAACCATGTTCCTGCGAGATTTGCGATTGGTCCTATTAGTGCTTGTATCATTTTCTATTTTTTCCTTTAATCTTTCTGCTTTTAATTTTTCTATTACCTTACGAGAATTTACGAAATCTTGATGCTTTTTTTGCAATCTTTTTGGGTTGTTTAGAAAACTGTTTACCTGCTCTCTTCGCTTTTCGTTTAGCAGACGAAGAGGCTGCGTATTCACTGGGAGAAAGAGCCTTAATTGCTGCCGAAGGTAAATAACGTTCGCCAGTAGCCTTTGACCCTTGTGTACTAGGTTTACCTGATTTGGTTCTCCATTTTTGTTTACCCCACGCAACTAACGACCTCTGTGATTTTTTAAGGTTAGCCATTATAATTTACCTGTCCATTTACCTACAAAGTATAATATTAGTCCACCTAATCCTAATAAAGCTATAAATGCTATACTGTAACCCATAATCTCAAGTAGTTCTTCTTTTCTTTTCTGAGCCATCTTCTCTGCGTATCGTCTTGACTTTCTAGCCTCTGCCTGAAACCTTTGCCAATCTTGCCATAATCCCGGTCTACCTGCATAAATCATAATTTGTTTGAGTTCATCTTCTTGTTGTTTTATTTTTTCTAAAGCCATGAACTCTTCTAAGTCATTTGTACGTACACCTTTAGCTCTTTGCTTTTTAGCTTTCTTTTCTATTTGCTCTTTTGCAAAAACAAAATCAGAAATCTGTTTTCCACAACTTGCTAATTCTTTTCCGTTGCTTATAAAACTTTTTATGACTCCGAATGCTGCATTTGCTGCTGCGAGTTCTGCTAACATTTTATTTCCTTACAGGTTTACAATATGCAGTTATTTTTTGATTTCCATCCTCTGTTGGTATTGCTGGTTGGTCATGCAGTCTTTCTGCAAAATATAAGCATCTATCAATGCTTTTAAATCTCTGTGTCTGATTGATTATCTGTTTGTCTATCATGAATATCAGTAAGAACTCTATCATTATGATGACAATCGCATGAGCATTCTTCGCAGTCGCAGTCGTAACATTCGCAAGTCTTACACCTTTTTCTTTTTTCTGTCATTTGCTCTTTTTAAACTTTCTTTTGCTTTTTTAAATATGCTTACAACTTGGGTCTTACCCATTACTTTTGCTCTTTGCTCACCGACAGTAAGTATTTGTATCTTTCTCGCATAAGGTTTATTGACCTTTTTAACTTTTGTAACTGTGTTTCTTGCATCAGTTGGGGTGGCGAACTTGATGCTAACTGTGTCTTTAGGGTTTTCATCCGTGTATAAGCGTCTCCCTGAACCTTTCGGTTTCTTCCCTGTACCCACTTTGGGGTCACTTTTTTTTCTTTTTGACAACTTTCTTATAACCCTTCTTTTGGTCTTTGTTTATCTTAGTCAAAGTCTTAGCCTGACCTGCATGAAGTTTAGATGCCTTCCTCAATCCCTTAATTACTTTTGTTAATTTTTTAGTATAGTGTGGCATTAGCTTTTGTATCCTCCTCCTGCTTTCTTATAGGCTTTAGCCATCATCTGAGCTTTACGTGCAGACCATTGACCCGGAGCACCACCTTTGCCTCCTGCCTTTATTCTATTAAATATTCTTTTGCGTAGAGCAGGTTTAGTATAGTTACCTGCTTTGTTGACTGTGCTTTTACTTTTTCTTTTTACTGCCATTTTTCTTTGCCTTTGATGGTAACAATCCTTTGCTTACTGCTCTAGCTCTTTCAGAAAAACCAAGTTTCTTTTTACTTCTTATTTTTTTTCTTATTGTTTCTAACTTGGCTACCATCTGAATATAGATTGTTAAATGTCGTATGGGGGTCTAGGTAGGATTCATGTGCCTCGGCTGAGTGCGTCCATTGTGAGGGTGCAAAGTCTGGAGCACCTTCTCCTGTTACCCAAAGTGCAGGACTTGTTGCTCTAACTCTGTTGTTTGGTAATGCAACAATGTTGCCTGTCCATTCTCCTGCATCTAACAAATACATTACGTGTGATTGTTTATGTTGTGCAGGGTCATCTGCTATTTCATGGTCTGTATAATCTACAGTAAACATATATCTAGCAGTAAAAAACTGATTGTCTATTTTACATATCCACGGAGAAGAACTTACTCTGTCCATGACTATAACACTATGATTTCTAGATTCACAATCCCAAGGTTGACATAGATGGTCTTCCATTGGTTCTGCCCAGTTATCTACAGGTATATCTGCAACTAATGCTTGTATTGGCATTCTTGCCCACATCGCACCACCATGTACATTATCATCCTCTGTACATCCTGTGAAGACTACCTGAAAACTTAATGACCTATCAGGTATAGTGTTAACTGCGAAAGCTAATGCGTGAAGGAACTCACCATGATATTTTTGATGATTACAAGTGAACTCTCTTCGTACCCAACATTTAAAGTGAGGTACGTTACTTATGAGATAAGACATTACTTACGTCTTGCTGCTCCACCTCTAGCATAGCCTTTGGTTTTTTTCATACCACCTCTAGCCATCATCTTAGACTTTTTCATGCCTCCACGAGCCATCATCTTAGATTTTTTCATTCCACCTTTAGCCATCATTTTGGATTTTTTCTTCATTCCTCCACGAGCCATCATTTTGGATTTTTTCTTCATTGGCATAGTTATCCCTCCTTTAGCCTTTCTTTTTCTTAAACCCATTTTCTCTGTTGGGTTACCAGATTTAGTCTTCATCATTTTTTGAGACTGTTTAAATTCTTCACCTTTAGCTTGGTCTATTTTTTTTAAAAGCACATCATTAGCCTTATCCATTCTATCAATCTTTTGACTAGTAGTTCCTTTACCTGCTTTTATACTTTTTATTTTAGCTCTGTGTTGGTCTTTGGCTTTTTTAATAGCTTCTCTAGTTATTATAGTTAGAAGTTTTGTTACCATCTTATTTACCTTTTTTCTTTTTCCTCATCATGTCTATTGCTACAAGAAGTAAGCCACCTTTTCTGTAATCCATATTTCCCATCTTGGGTTTCTTAGCCATACCACCACCATACATATATCCCATTTTATTACGCACTGTAGTTGGTAACTTCTTTAATCCTACTTGGTCAGCAGTAGGAGCTTTTAATCCCATACCACCTTGAGCTTTACCTCTTCTAGGATTTGTAGCCATTATTCTTTGAGCTAGTTTTTTCTTTGTTCTAGCTTCATCTTTAGGTAAATCTTTTCTATCTTTTAATCTTTTAAAAGTCGCTGCAGCTTGTTCTACTTGTTTCTTTTGATTAGGTAAAAGTTTTTCATAGTCATCTCCTAATACACCATCTGCCTTTGCTTCTTCTAATGCTTTAAAAAATGGGTCACGAGATTTAGCATCCTTTGCTATACCTCTTCGCCCACCTGTTTGTCTTCTAGTAGCTTCTATATCAGACTTGAGTGCTGCAGATTTCATTTTCTTTAACATAGTTTTAGCTTCAGCTTTTTGAGTAGCAGTTCCACTTTCAATAATCTTTTCTAAAGCTCTCATTGCTTTTTCTCTTTTGAAAATACCTTTTGACTTCTGTAACTCTAAAAAGTTATCAAAGCCTACTGCGTCATCACCAATATTAATTTTACCTGCTCTAGCAGTTTGTGCTACTGCTGCTCTTCCACCCGGTCTACCTCTTACTTCGGCTTCTCCTCTTGCACCTGTTTGATAGTCTAAGTCTTTTCCAAAAGGTCTATCTTTAGCCATGACCATAGTTTTCTTTCTACCAAACTTTACACCTTCTTCAGTAGCTAAACTTTTTTGACTTCTAGTCTTTTTATTTTTAGCTGCTAAATCTTTTTTAGCTTTATCTTTATCAGCTATGGCTTTCTTTGCTTTCTCTATTTTTTTCTTTTTAGTTTTTAAAGCACTAAGTTCTTTTCTAAGTTTTTTCTCTTTATCTGTTTGATTATTTTTAAAAGCATTATCAGCTTGAGCTTTCTTTTGTCTAATCTTTTTAGATACCTCTGAAACTTTAGGAACTTTTGTTCCTGCACCTTTCATGGCTTTTTGTACTAATTTTCTTACTGCACCTGCTACCATTTTACTTTCCCTTCTTCTTTAGTTTATTTAAATAGTCTCTTAAAGACATACCTTTTAACTCAGACTTAGTTACTGTACTATACTTCTTTCCTTTGTAAGTAAAAGTTTTACCTGTACCTAATCTTTTTCTAGCATCACGAAATGCTGCACCAAAAGAAGAAAACTTTTCTGTTGGCTTAATACTTGAAGGTCTTTTCTTTGGTAGTATCCTTGATGGTGTTTTAGCTTTACCACCTAAAGCTCCCGGAGACACACCCATGCCTTTAGCTCTTTGTTTACCCGGACCACCTGTTCTTCTATCTATTTTCTTTTTAAGTTTTGCTTTTTGAGTTGCATCATAATCTATTGAAGGGTTTAGTCTAGACTTAGTTCCTCTTTTATTTACACCACTAATAGGTAATCCTGCGAGTTTACTTGTAGACTTCTTTATAGGTCTTTTTTTAGGAGTGCTTGCATCTCCTGCACCACCTGTCATTCTACGAGCTTGAAATCTTTTCTTTTGTTCTTTAAGTATTCTAGCTCTTTTTTCTCTGTATGATTCAGCCATTTAACATCTCCATCTTCTTCTAGCTTGTCTTAATCGGCTATTCGGGTTCTTGGCTGCTTTAGGGAATTTTTTCATCTGACCTGCACTTCTTGCACAAAAGGATTTTCTTCGTGCTGCTCTAGATTTAGATGGTTTCTTTTCTGTTACTGCAGTTTTTAGTTTACTACCCGGATTTTGCCTTTTATATTTAGCGACACCTTTCTTGGTCATCCCTGCACCTGTTTTAGTGGGTCGCATATCTCCACTCTTTTGAGTGAATCCCTTTAGTCCTCCACGTTTTTTCTTTTTTTCTGCCATGTTGTGTTTATTTTATTACCTTCTGTTTCCCTGTCTAAGCACTTAAAACTCTTTGGAAAGTACATTGGCATATGAATAGGCATTCCTTGTGCTATTTCATAAGCTCTTGCTAAACACTTATCGTGGGTTGCGTGTGGACTATATAAATCTTTTAGTGTTACACACATATTTGGCTGTTGCATCAAACAAGCCAATACGAATAATTCATACATCTTCTAACATTCCTTCATGTTTCATTGCATTCTCTACGTGCTTCAAGGTATATCTTACACCTGTCTTTGCTTCAATCGCTGCACGTACATAGAATACGGAACTATGAGGAATATGTAAGCTACTTAATTTATTATTACGGATAGCATCGTAAAATGCATCGAGCATATTCTCTGGTATATATAGTTTTACAGATTTTTGAGTCATTGTCAAGCACGAATTTGCTTTTTTTCTTACGGAGGGGATTCTATTACTCTACATTTAAGTGTTACATATAAGTGTTTTTTTATAGTTAAGTATATATACACTTAAAGTGTTTCATATATATGTAGTTATACCCCGACTTCACATCTTTGTCAAGTGCAAATAATTACACTTATGTACGATTATATCATACTTGTGATAATTATGCAACACATTTATTAGTTGTATGACTACATAGGTCTCTTTCCATTACGGGAACATTTTTTATACACACTTACCCTATACTAGTAACGCTTATTTCTATCAGTTACTATAGTGGTTAACAGTTGAAAATTCCTATCTGTGTATTTATTCATGCACGTATACCCTATACCCCCACCTGACCCATGCCCACCCCCCTGTCTGTGTGCATATCTGCGTGTATATGGGTGCATATATGCCTGTAAATGCGTAAATGTGTGTGCATCTGCGTTGTTTTCTTTAGAAAACCAAGCAAAATCAATGCTTTAGCATTGCTTGGAAACTCATTTACTATCAGTTGCCATGCTTTAGCATGAAAAAGTGTTGCATTTTTGCAACAGACTAAGGTGTTGAAGGGGTGGAGTACAAAAAACACTACCCCCCTAGGGTAGTATGGTCAGTCCGATTGTCGGACAAACTTATATACTTTAGTATATAAAAAAAGGCTTGACAGAAAACACTAAGGTTATAATAATTAAAAAATACTTGAATATTTGTGAAAGTATTTTTTAATTATATATAACATAGGAGAAACCAACATGGCTAAACAAACTAAAAACTTTCCATCTCAGAATGAACTACAGTTCATAGGTTCTAATCTAGCTAAGCTAGATGCTAATGAGACAAAGTCTCTGAAAGCTAAAACAACTAAGGTTGTTTTTAATCCTGATAGTTTAGACTATCAGATTGGTGAGTTAATCGTTAATATTCTCAAACTTGAGAATGTTAAATTGATTAGCAAGGAACTTGCTAAGAAATATGGTATAAATACCATAACCAAGCAGAGAAGGTCAGATGCCAAAATTCTCTTCGAGAATCATGAGAAAATTGTAACATGGTTACAATCTACTAAACAAAGATATACATCTTTGTCTGCTCTTCTAAAAGCCTTTTACAAGGCTACTAAGCCTAAAGATGAGACAAAGTCTCAAGATGAGCCAAAGGCTCAAGAGAATGAGACAGAGTCTCAAGACAGTCCGAAGTCGGACACTAATGAGCCAAAGGCTCAAGAGAAGAAGCAGATGACTGCTTCTGACTTAGCACTTGAAGTGCTAGTTCAGTTAGAGATGCATAACATCTCTATCAAGGACTTTGCTAGAGAGATAAACTCTCAGTACAAGCAAAACAAAGAATTAGATAAGGTAGCTTAATTGCTACCTTTTCTTTTAATCAAGGATTAAACTTATGAAAACAAAAATTACTAAAGTAAACTTTGCCAAAAGAATTAACCCACACAGAAGACTTAGGTCTTCTTGGGTTGACCATGCTAACGAGCAGAAGCAACATGAACCTATCATATATGACTGTGGTATCTTTGCTATACAAAGATTATCACAGAAGTCTGATGCTCTAAAAGAGCATGAAGA